ATATTTCCTACTTATCAAACGTTATTAACTAAAACTGCTGCTGGTAGTTCTGGGATTGTAACAGATAACCTACGACTTAGTTATGATTTCTCTGATACAGATTGTTGGAATGGTAATACCAGTAGTAATATTGCTGATTATACAGTTAATAATTTAGCTGGTGATCATAACGATGCCTTTATTAGAGACTTTGTTAGTACTAGCTATACGAATACTTCAAACTCATCATATATAGAACTTAGTAATAATGGTGGTGGATCTATATATTCCAAAGGTGATAATAGCAGTGCTCCTAGTTCTAGAGGACCAATAGCTGTTTTAGCAGGTGCTTATTCTTACACAGCTCATTTAACAATACCTTATTATAATCTCTCTACAGTTGCTGCTAATGATACAGATAATTTATTTAATGGTGTAGGTAATGATGATTGGACATGGGAGACGTGGGTAAGAACTGCTTCTGTCTATAGTTCTAATAGTAGTTCATATTCAGATGGAATTTTTATGGTATTAGGTACTACAGCTGGCGCAGATAGATTATTTTTAACAAGGGTCTATCCTACTAACTCAAGTAATTCAGCTGCTGGTAAATGGGAATTCAGTTATTTTGATTATAGTTCTTGGGATACTTGGACCGTAAATATTAGTACTGGTCACCAAGCTAACTGGACAAACTGGACGCATATTGTACTTAGTAGACAAGGTACTGGATCATCTGATATAAAGGTATATGTTAATGATAGTTTAGCAGGAACCTTTACTGGTGCAGATAATATAAGCCATCTTGAATATGCTTATATAAGCGGCAGAGGTGGTAGTGGGAATTTAGACACTCAAGTTGGAATAACTAGAATGTATAAAGGAAAAGCATTAACAGCATCAGAAGTAACAACAAACTGGAACGCAGAAAAAGCACGCTTTGGATATTAAACAACTATGAAATACGCAATTGTCGATGGTACTACAGTTACTAAAACTGGAACCATCTTTGAATTATTCCCTAACGTATCATTCTCTAAGAGTGGTGCCTCATCTTCATTTATTAGTTCAAATAATATGCTGGAGATTACTGAATGGTTAGCTGTGACTGAACCTGATCAGAAATTAACTAAGGTTGATGTCTATTTAGATTCAGGTAAAGCTTATTCAGTCAAAGTAGAGGCATGTACAGATACTGAAAAGGCTACAAACATAGCCAATCAATGGGTGGTTATTAGAGAACAAAGGGATGAAAAATTAAAAGAAACTGATTGGAGAGCTTCTAGTGATCTAACTCTTAGTGATGATTGGAAGACTTACCGCCAAGCTCTTAGGAATATACCTACTCAATCTGATCCTTATAATATTACATGGCCTACACAGCCATCCTAATTTACAGTGGAAATACCATCCATTAAATCAAAACTGCCAGATGCTTTAGAATTTCAAGATATAATTTTGAAACCTCCTACTGCAAATATGCCAGTATTCCCGCCCATCGTAATTCCTCCTAGTAACTTGGAAGCTCCTAAAGGAGTAGAGGAAAAGGAGGAAGTACAAACAGAACAGCCAAAAGTAAAACTCCCTGTTATTGATATTGACTTACCTTTACCTAGTGTTGAAATAGTAGCTACTGCTACCTATGCTGCTGTTGCAGCTGTAGCAACTACCACTTTAGCTACACCCTTTTTTAACAAGATTAAAAAACAAGTACAAAAATTTCTCCAAAAAAAAGTAGATACATGGAAGGAAAACCGAAAGAAGAAAAAGGACTCATTGGAAAGTTGAAGGACGCAGCAGAAGATCAGGAACATCAGATACAAATCCTTGGTACATTTGTCAGATTGGGTGTTGTGGTCTGGTCTGGGTTCATTATTACAATGAATTACGTAGAAATACCTATGGTTAAAAAGTCAGGAAACTCTGATATTACGTTCGTTGCCAGTGTATTTACGGGAGCCCTTGCCACTTTTGGCTTGACCACTGGTAATAGTAATAAAAATAAAGGCACCCTAAATTGTCCTATGGTTAAAAAGAAAGAAGAATGAAAAAATGGCTATTACTATTCTTACTAGCATCACCTACAGCAGTAAGAGCAGAAATTGTAACTCCTAATTTCACTCAGGGGTCAATGAATAGTACTACAACTACAACTCAAGATATAACAGAAACGATAACAACCACCACCTATGGAGCAGCGTTAAGCAAATGGTCTGGGGACAATATAACCCATACATCAGCAAGCTCTGGAGGAATAGTAGACGAAGATTCAATCTTTACTTTGACAACTCCCGGTTCAGACTTCTCACTAGAGGTAGTAACACGAGCCGCAAGTCAGGTAATAGAATTGATAGAGGTAGACAGAACTATCGTAACGGACTCTACTACTGTCTCCTTATCAGTCTTCTCTCAATAGCTCCTGTCAAGGCAGAGGATGAGACAAATAATGTGTCAAATCCTGTTGCTGCTGCAACGGGAAATGTAACCAATCAAGCTGTACAATTCCAGAACAACGGTGCTCCTTCAAGGCAGCACTACGGCTCTGGAGTGAGCTGTAATGGTAGTACAATGACGTTCAGTCCCTTCTATATGGGGAATCATACGGTTCCCTTTGATGAGGAGATGACACAGAGAAGCTATACTGTAGCTGAAAACTGGGGAGGACAGGTGAATTTCATGTTTCCATTAGACCGTAAAGGTTTAGCACAATGTAGACGTATAGCTAAACGGCAAGAAGAAAAGATGAGGCTTGACTACGAGCTTGTACGTGTATTGAAATGTGCTGAACTTCAACAAAAAGGTTTTATGTTAGCTGAAAACACACGTGTTTATAGCATGTGTAACGATGTTGTCCCTATAGTTAAGTATGAAGAAGAAAAGAAAGCTGCAGTTAAGCAGTATTTAAAAACTGAATGTACTCCAGTTAAAAGATTTAAACTTCCTTGGAAAAATCAAGAGTACAAATGCCCTAAACAACCCAACAAAGTGAATGATTCTACTAATTAAACCAATCCTACTCAAATTTGCAGCTTCTGATTCAGTTAAAAAGCTGATCGTTGACCTTTTAAAGAAGCTTGTTTCCACTACAGATAACAAAGTGGATGATAAAGCAGTAGAATTCTTAGAGAAACAACTATTTCCTAGTAAATAATGGCTAAAAAAGCTACGGAAGATCAGTTTAACGAGTTACATAATCTTGTTACAACTGAATTCCTTAAAAGAGTTAAGAGTGGTGAAGCTACCGCCCACGAATTAAAAGCAGCCTGTGATTGGCTAGTTAAAAATGATATCAGTGGTGTTGCTTATGAAGGTAATCCATTGGATAAATTGGCATCCGTAATGCCTAAAATTGACCCTGACCTTGTACAACGGAGATTATATGGCAAGTCTAAGCACGAAGTACTATAAGGCTAACCCTAAGGCAAAGGCTAAGAAGAATGCTTATCAAAAAAAAATTTAATAGCAGCCCAACTCAAATAAGTAATAGGACTGCTTTAAATAAAGAAAACCGACGCAGAGGAACCTATGGCAATGGTGATAAGTTGGATGTCTCGCATAAAAAAGGTGGAGGCACCAAACTCGAAGCCCAAGCAAAAAATAGAGCCAGAAATAGAGGAAAAGCGTGACACCCCTACTACCAACCCCTAAACATTACTTATACAATCTAATAACCATGACAAGTCCTGACGCTAAAAAGCTCTGGAGAAGAGCTGTTAAAGAGCACTTTAATTGTACATGTGTTTATTGTGGAAACCATTATGAAATTAATCAACTTACACTCGATCATGTTAAACCTAAATGCAATGGTGGTGAGACAATCACTCGAAATATGGTATCAGCTTGTAGGAAATGTAATCAGGAG